CCACGGGCAAAAGCTTTGAACGATCCACGGTTGTAACCGCCTGCGGCTTGCTGTACCGCCTGACCGCCTTGTTGCGCAGCGGCTGCCTCTCTTGCCCTAGCTCTCGCCGCATTCAGCTCTCTTTGCGCTGCAGCAGCGCGTGATATGGCTCTAGCAGCGGAGTCTGCATTGTCTGCAACCCTAATAAACATGTGCGCAGAATTACGCGCATTGGATGCTACTTGTCCCGTAGCTGTTGCAAGGTTGCGCGAATTTGTAGTGCCACCTGCAATATTTGTCGCAAGCCTTCTTGCCTCTTCTTTGCTTCTAACAATCTTGTCACCGACTAACTTTGACTCAAGTTTGCTTTGCGCTGTGAGTTCTTTTTGTCTTAGCACTGCAGCTGCAGCTAGTTTTTGCTGCTCAGCTACTCGTCCTTGAGTTACGATTTGGCCTCTGATAACGTCAGCGGCTTCTAATTGCGCTCGAACTGCGTTTCGTGTTTCTTGTAAAATAAGCTTTGACTTTTCAAGGTCACCCTCTTTTGCTGCGGCCAGACGGCCTTGTGCCTCAATGATTCTGGCTTCAACCTGTGCTGTTTGTAGACGGAATTGAAGTCGCTGCTTTTCTGCCTCAATGCTGTTCAGCGTTTGCTGATATGCAATCCGTGCGCCCGCAACTTCATTCCGATAAATCTGTGCTGCAATATTTAGGCGCTCTCTAGCTGAACCTGCCTGCTCATAGGCGCGTTCAAGGATTTGGCCTTGCAAAGTATTGATCTCTTTCTCTGCGTTTAGCCGTGCATCAGTAATTTTTATTTGATTTTCAAAAGCTTGTTTTTGCTTGTTCAGTTGGACTGTTTCCTCCTGCAAGACTGCAAGCGCGTTTTTTGATGCTTCAACGACGCGCTGCTTAGCCGCAGCAACATTATCAGTTGCCGCTACCTGACCCTCTATCTCATCTTTTGCCCCTTTTGCCGCCTCCTTTAACTCACCCTGCCCCAGTGCAGCCTCTTCGGCTGATGTATCCATTGCAGCCCCAAGAGCTGTGGCGGTTAAAGCAGCAGCACCCAGAGCTGCTCCAATTTTCAAAATGTTGGCGGGGTTCATCACCATTTGAAGCGTAGCCGCTGCAATCGCAGCAGCTTTAGTTTTCAAAGCAAGCAAAGCAGTTTTGGCCGCTAATACTGCCTGCGCTATTGCCGCAGATTTGGCAAACGCGGCAAGCGTTCCAACAAAGGCAGCAGCACTAGCAAGAGCCTTGAAATTATCAGCTGCAAGCTGAATAGCACCCGCCAATAGCTCAATGGGCTTCACAATCAAAGGCATCACGGGCTTGAACGCAACTACAAAATTTTTGAATGCGCTGTCTAGCCCTTTTAGTGCTCCCCCAAGCGTATCCGACATTTTCTTAAACGCTTTATCTGCTACGCCTGCTGCTTTCTCTTGGTTCTCAAGGTTTTTCTCAAATGACTTTAAGTCATCATTTGTAAGAGCAAGCACCGCTTTTAAAGCGTCAACGCTGCCAAACAACTTGGTCATTTTCGTAGTGCTTCCCCCTGTTGCCTTGACAACATCCTTCAAGACCCCACCAAAGCCCTTACTCTTAAGCGCCGCTTCGTTAAATTCAATCCCTAAATTTTTAGCAAGTTTTTCGGCCTCTCCTGACGGTTTAAGCAAAGCGACAAGCGCCATGTTTAGGCCTGTAATAGTTTGCTCGGGTGCAACGCCTTTCGCAGTAATTGTCGAAATAGCGGCGTTTAACTCCTCAATTCCTACGCCTGCGGCGGCTGCCGTAGGAGCTAAGCGCCCAATCTGTGAAGCGTATTGTTCGAGAATAATTTTGCCGTCATTCTGTGTTTGGATAAATCCATCTACAAGTTTTCCTGCCTGGTCTGCTGACATTCCATAAGAATTCAAGACACTTGTAACAGCGTTGCCCACCGTATTCAAATCAGACATTCCGCCGACAGCGCCTTTTGTTGCGGCTTCTAAGATTTTCGTTTGCTCGGCTACTGATCCAAAACCCGCAGATGCAACGTCATACGCTGCAGCCGTAAGTTCTACAGCAGAAGCCTGCCCCCTTAACTGGCTGGACAATTTAGTGAATGCAGCAGTTGCCTGGTTGGCATTAACTCCGAGGCTTCCTAGAGCAGCTTCTGCCTGGCTCAGGCCTTTCAGCGTATCAAAAGCTTTGCCTACAGCAAAAGTGGCCGCAGTTATAGCCCCTAACTTTGCTACTGCAGATTTTGCTAAAGACTTAAAACGACCCTCAAGAGTTTTAGCTTTGCTCCCAATGCCGTCAATCGCGCCTGATGCCTTGTCTTCTAGCCTGATGACGATAACGGCATCTGCCACGACAACAGAAAACAACTTGTCTAAGTCTACCGCCGCTTCGCTTTGCGGCGCATCTCCTGCTGTTCTTCAGCTTCTACTTCATACAGCAAGCACCAGAGCTGAAGCTCTTCACGGGACATTTTGTTTGAAAGCTCAGAAAGCGTGTAGCCCAACTCACGAGCCACACGCATCTGTACCCTCAGGGGCCAGTCATCCTTGAAGAGCTTGCTTAGTTTTTTGCCTCATCCTCAGTGACGTTGCCTTCGCCAGTGACGAGCGCCACCATCAAACCCTGCAAGTCTTCGTCCCGTACTTCATTTTTCAGCTCAGCAAGTTCACCAGCCTTGAACATGCGTTGGCCGTTTTCATCAGTTGCTTTGTTGACCAAGAGCTGTAACGCATATTGCGTAGCGTCATCTGAGTTGGCCTGCTTTTGTGCCCTCTCGCGCTCTGCCATGGTCAAAGGGGTTGACCAAAATTCAAACTCGTCTCCATTGCTAAGGACAACAATCCGCTTAACCGGCGTCAGATTTGCGGCTTTTTTGAGGCGATCAAGTGCGCGTCCGCTTGCACTGGAAGACATAAAAACCTGTGAACAGTAAACAGATACTACTCATGAAAAAACCCCCAGCGCAAGCCGGGGGCAAACAAACCAACAACAGCTGATCAGGTTTTGCTCAGGTCGAAAGTAGGCACAGCAGACGGACGGAATGCAATCTCAATCTGTTGGGCGTCGTCTGGGTTGACGGAATAGCTGGCAGAAGTCAGCACCGCTTCCATCGTGATAGAACGACTTGCAGTGTCGTTCACGGTGCCAGAGGAAACAACGCGGTCGATATACAGCTTAAACTGCACACCTGTTTGAATCCGCTGGATCACGTCTTCCACCAAGCGTGATGCAATGGTGGTGTCGTCGTCAGTGGTGTAGATGGTCGCGGAACCTTCACCATCAGCAAAGCCGGTGATGTAGGTCTTGAACGGTGCGTTTTGGCCAAGGGTTTGGCCAATCGTGGTCACGTCAATTTCATCGCGGGTGATCTCGAAGGACCATTCACGAACAGCGCCAACCGCTTGGAACTCAGCAAACTTGATGGTGAAAGGCGTAGTGCCATCAGTGCCGTCAGACGACAACGCAAGCACTGAGCCGCCAGCAGTCGCTGAAAATGTCGCGACACCAGTGGACGCGACGTAAGTCTTGATAAACACGTCAGTGCTGGCACTCAAACCGCCAGGCAGCGTGCCCCCAGTGCCAGTCCCAAACGACACTTTGTCGTTGGCTTTGAAATTGAGAAAAGTGCCGACAATAATTTCATTATCGGCATTGGTCACATTCGATGCAGTGAACGTGCTGTCAGTGCCAGCAGGCTTGTAGTAAAGGGCGCCGGACGTACCGGACAGAGTGGTTGCCATAACGTTTGTACGGTAGTTGGCTTAGCTCATTGTACGAAGGCATTGAATGTTATGGCTAGCTCTGTTTGAAAAAAGGATTCAGGTGCAGCTGCGTCGATGATTGTCGGCCCGTCTGCCGCATCAAAAATAATTTGGCTGACGGTTTTGCGATCAAACAAGTCCTTAAGCCGTTCGGCCAGAGTAAAGCTATCCCCAGTACCGACGCCAATAGGGCTAAAAATGTCGATCACAACGACGCCCGCCTGACGATTGCTTCCGGCTGTAGGGCCGATCAACGTTGCATAGTTGTTGGCCCCGAAACGGACACGTACTTTGATCCATGTCCCATTGTTGGGCGGAGTGAACGGTACATTCTCATAACTCACCTGATAAGAAGGCGATTCAGCCATTTCAGTGGCAATGCGGGCCTCGATTGCAGCCCTTATGTCGTTGTATGAACTTGTCATGCCCTGCGAACGATGCTGGACCAAATGCTAGGGATTTGCTCCTTAGTTTCCTTCCCTGCCAAGACTTCAGGCCATCTTTCAGGTAAGCCAAAATTGGACTTGAACTCGCCATTCCAGGAGGGGGGCATTGCCGAACCACCGAACGTAATAGCTTCGGCATAGTTTTGCGTGGTGTTTAAGGCCACATAGGTCAAGCCTTGCTGCTTAAATTGCCAGTTACTTTTAAAGGTGCCGCCGCCCGGATACTGGCCCACGGGGCTGTACTCAATCAAACGATTGCGAAGATCGACTCCGGCTTCGCGCACTAGCTTATTGATCTGCGTTTTTGTATAGCTGCCGATTGCTGCAACTTTAATCGTGGTTCTTGCCATTAGCCCCTCAGAATCAGCTCGTAGGTGATTGCTGTGTTGTCCTGCTCAACCGTGTTGACTGTAATAATTTGATACACGACAGAGCTGATGACGACCCTATCTTTCGTGCCTGGGGCAGTTGTCAGGTCGCTTGCTGCAACGGTTAGACGTTTGTCTTCTGCCTGGATTAAGCTGCTGACTTCTGCTTTTGAAACGCCTTCGACAACACCTTTTACGGTGGTATCGCTTACGGTTTCACCGCTTAAACCAGTCGTGGTGTTATACGAACCGCTGGTGACATAGCGGATCGTGACATCACCGCCAAGCTTGGCAAGCGCCTTGTTTGCAGCTTTTTTAATGCCGTCTGCAAGTGCCATCAGAGGTTATAGGCATGACATGCGCCGCTAGTCAGCGTGATGCTCGTAATGATTCCGCAGATGTAGGTGTCAGCTACATAGGTTTCACCGGCCATGCTGTTACCGGTTGCGTTCTTTACAGTGATCGCACTGATCACGCTGTCTTCCTTGAAGTAAATTTTTTGGAATCGCCCAGTGTGCTCAGCGGTGTCTGAGATGAACTCGAAGCCGCCTGAAAGGTCTCCGTACATGGTCAGCTCCTTTTGATAGCGATGTTGCCTGGTCCGCTAATTCTAAGCCCCGTCAGATAGCGTTCAAGCAATGGTGGAACACGATCAGCGCCAACTGCCCCAGTCTTGTCAGGGGTGATGCTAATCGCGCCAACTTGCACGCTCTTGAAGTCCTCAAGACCGCTTAATCCGATGCCGTCTTTGTTGTTGTTCAGATAAACAGCAAGGACGACTTGGGCACGTTTGACCTGATCGGGGATCTCTTCGTCAGTGAAGTAATCCTCCGAGATCCGAAATGGAAAGCCAGTTGCGTAGGTGTTGACGTAGGTATCAGGCTTGCGCACGCCAGTACGCGGCCATTGCAATGCTTGCGTGTCCGTTGCCCTTGCGCCTAAAAACCGCTCACGATCGAGTCGTTGTGTTGCGGTGTATAGAGCCCTGTTTTTTTGGTCGTCAGTTGCAGAAGCCCACGCGGTCACGTCTGCATCCTCGACCATGCCATCAACGATTGCTTGAGCGGCTGACAGTGTCAGGTAGCTGTTGGCGTTTGCGCCGCCCGCTGTTGCGTCGATTGTTACTGCCATCGGGCGTCACAGTAGAAGTCTTTTT